GGGTTGATTCAGACGCCAATAGAGCAATGTCAGCGGCGCAATCTAATCAGGCTGCAGACCAACAGACTGTTCGCGACGCCCTGAGTGTTGCCTCCGATAACCTGCAGGCCAATATGAGCCAGCAGCGAGCGGCTGATACTGACACTCAGTTAAATCAGATACGCCAATCCCAGGCTCTACTCGATGCCTTCGGTCAAGGCAGTGACATATATCGCCAGTATTTGGGTGACTTTGTGGGCCTCGGCGACAGGCTTGATGCGCGTGACCAGAGAGAACTGGATTTTGATTTTGGCCAGTACCTGCTCGGGCAGGAATTTGACCAAGACCAGATCACGAATTTACTGAATCTTATTCAGCGTGCACCGCAAAACACCAAAATCACCGACAGCGTTGATGCTGGGGTGACGGGCGATTTAGCAGCACTCAGCAATATCTATAATATCGGAAGTGGTATCTATGATTTTGCTAGTGGTATTGGTGGCGCTACGCCCACACCAACTTCCGGTGGTGGTTTAGTTGGGAATTTGGAAAATCTTGGTATAGATACCTCAGACATGAGTTTGGGAGATGTCTTATTGGCTGGTCTTGGTCAGAGGGGATATTAAAATGGCAGAACCTATGAACCTTTTCAGTCGGATCGGTAGCACTCTAAACCGTGCTAACGAGGGTTTAGGAGGGCTTCTTGCCTCAATTGGGCGCGCGCAGGCGCCTGGTCGTAATTTGTCCGATGCGCAAGCGCGAGGTTTGTTCGGAGCGCAAGCGGCTGGGACACAAGACCAGTATTTACAAAATGTGCGAGCGGAGCAGGAATTACAGCGCCGACAAGATTTAGCGGCGCAGTTGATGGCTCCTGAGGGATTGTTAAATCAGTCTAATTTCGCTTCGGACCCACAGCGAGCAATGCTTACTGAAATGTTAAATCAGGGCGATACCATGAGCGCTCTGCAGGGACTTAGTGGTTTGGAAACGGCTTACAATTCCAAGCAAGCTATGCTCCAAGCGGCAAGCCAGATGGGCCTAGACCCTGGCACCTTGGCGATGCTGGGTAGTATGGACGCCGAGTCCATTCAGACTTATCTGGCTGCAGAGCGTGATCGGTCAATAACGCAGGGTAGAACAACCTTTGACCAAGCTGACTCGCTGCGGGATGAATTCACGGCCCAAAGCGAAGGATTTGAGGAGCGCGAGGACAAGTTTGCGCAGATCAAGAAGTTCAGCGAAGAGCCGTCAGCAGCGGGTGACATTGCAATGATCTTCGCTTACATGAAACTGCTTGATCCTAACAGCGTTGTTAGGGAGAGCGAATATGCCACAGCAGCTGCAGCAGGCCCGTTGGTCGATACGCGAACCAGGGGCTTATACAACCAACTGATAAGCGGTGAGAGGCTGCTACCCTCGCAACGTGCAGACTTTATGAGGAGGTCAGCTGACCTTTACAGGACAGCGCTAGACGGGCAAAGCAGACGTATTGAGCGGTACACAGACCTCGCTAGCAATTACGATTTGCAATTCGATAGGGACGTTCTCCCAGGCGTTGGGCCGCGTTTTAGCGCGGAAGACTTAGATTCTATAGATTATCGTGCGATTGCCTCTAGGACTAGTACAGATGACCCAACGATGAGCGCAGAAATTGGTCAGAGGGTATTTAACATTAATGCGCAACTGGCAGGCGAAGCAGCGCTTATTCTGGATGGAACCGATCCGCGAGACATTAGTGATTTGGGTTTGACGGAAACCGAAGCGAACAATTTGATTGATCTCGTTGCCGATGCAGCAGTCGCAGCCGGAATTGATTTAGGAGAGTAGCGATGGCACCGCAAACTAACGTAGCAAAACTGGCGCGTTACGCACAAATGACGGGAACTCAGCAGGGCAATGACCCTGGGTTTGAGTTCAGTACCATGATTAGCAATATGGGCCCGTCACTGCGTAAGAATATTGGCGATTTTGTCAGTGCAGTCACTAACCCTATCGATACAGTGACTGCCATGGGTAAGACCGNCGGTGGATATATGGGCAAGGCCGGTATCCCAATGTTAGAAAATTACACCCCATACGCTGATGCGATGAATGACTTTTTCAGGCAGCGCTATGGCAGCACTGACGCATTCCTAAATACCGTCGAAACCGATCCGGTAGGGGCTCTTGCTGACCTATCGACTATTTTCACTGGCGTAGGCGGTGCGGGAAGGGCAGTCACCAGCACTGGGGGCACCGCAAACCGTGTTGCCTCGCAGATTTCTCGCGTGGGCAATGCTATTGATCCAGTAAACCAATCATTTAACCTGGCGCAAGCACCCTTGGGAGCGCTTATTTCAGAAGGTACCCCACAAAACATGTATGCCTCTGGGGTAAAGCCCTCCAGCACCCTCACTGCTAGTGAGCGGGCTAACGTTCTGCAAACTGGTTTAGATGAAGGAATAATGCCAACTCCAGCAGGTGTTAGGAAATTAGATGATCTAATTTCAGGATTTGGCCGACGAGTTGATCAACTCATTGCAAAATCAGAATCAGAGGGAAGGGCTGTTGATGCCCTGGTGCTTTTTGATGACCTAGCTGACTTGGAGAACACGATATCGACAGAGCCACGTCTAAATAGAGCGAATGAGTTAGAGGCCATCGCTAAAATTCGCAGTGAGGTGGCTGATTCGATTTATCGTACAGATGATATTGATGCGAACACGCCCCCTAAATTGATGACCGCTAGAGAACTGCAAGACCTCAAAAGACAAGCCTATGCTGCAGCAGACTACGGTTTCAAAGCCCTAGAAAACCCCATGAGCAATCAAGCCAGACAGGCTGTCGGCCGAGGTGCACGCCGGGGTGTAGAAAGAGCAGTTGATAACCCGGAACTGACAGCACTTAATCAAAGGCTTGGCAGTTTACTAGAGGCGCGACCTCAAATTGAGCGCGCATCTGGTGTCACTCAAAATCGTAATTTCATCAACCTGCCAGGCTTGCTTGGTGCAAGTGCTGGCTATGGCGCAGCGGGTGACCCGTTCGCTGCGGCAGCGCTTGGCACGATGGGAAGCCTGGCTGGTCGTATACCCCAGGCAAAGATGGGTATCGGACTAAATAGGATGCGCCAGATACCACGAAGACCTATGCAGTCTTTTGGTGGACAGTTTCCTGCACCGTTCCGAGATACAGGAAGAGGTCTTATGTATAGTGGTAGAGCGCAAGAGGGTATGCGCAATCGTGGCCTAATGGGCCGCTAATACTGTATCCTCTGCACCCTGTATTTATGCGGCGCGAAGGTGACTAAATTGTCACCCCTTTTGTCACCCCCTAGAGTCCTATTTGATGCCTTATGGTTCCACATAGTTCTCTGAAGACCGCATAAACACTGAGCCCAGGTGGTGAAATTGGTAGACACAAGGGACTTAAAATCCATAGTAAATCCCCGTATTTAGTGGGCTGTAGCTAGACTGTCACCCCCATTGTCACCCTTTAGCGTCCTACTTACCGCCTCAAAGGTATTCCCTTGTAAGTGTGCATACTTACTAGTAACCGCCAAACTGCTGTGTCCTAGCAAGTCTCTAAGCGTGGTCAGGGCAATGTCTGGATTGGTTGCAATCCAACTGGCATAACTGTGCCGCAGATCATGCATTCTGATCTCTTCCCGCCCAATTTTTTTCCTAGCCTTCTCGAAATACCACCGCACCGACTCTCTGTGAATTTTCAGCGGCAGTCTGTCCATTAAGTGGTGCAAATCATCTATCAAAGGCACCGTGCGCGCTTTTCCGCTTTTTGTCATATCCGCATGTAGAACGATGTAAGGTTTATGCCAACTAGTGTCATTAAGAGCGTATATTTCACCCATCCTCATTCCTGTATACACAGCGAGACACAGCACATCGCGAGCATCTTCATTGTCCACAGCTGATACAAGTTGATCGAACTCGTCATGAGAAAGATAAATTTCACGGGCTAGACCTTTTTCTGACAGTTTATCTATCTTCGTTGCCAGGTCTTTTTCGAGCCAATCCCATTTCTTATACGCAAGGTTAAGGACTCTTTTAACTACAGCAATACGTCGATTAATCGTTTGATTGCTCAATCCTCGCTGCTGCATGTCTGCAATCATGTCGTATGTCGCAGAAGGCACGTTTTCCAGTTGTACGTGATCAAGATAGGGTCGCGTGTTACGTGCGTGACTTTCCATGCTCTTGGGCATAGAAGTGCTTTTCCATTTAAGGATAGCGTTTGAGTATAGATACCCCGCAACTTTTTTCGCTTGTCGCGGTTTCAGTTCAGTAGCAGATTCTTTTTTAAACTCGCGTTCGCGCTTTTCTGCTTCCTTTTTGTTGGTTGACCCAGTGGATCGGTAGAAGGTTTGACCTTCATGCTTCCACTTGGCCCACCAGGTGTTGCCTCGTTTATATAACATAATCTGTCCCTAATCAGATTTTCGACATCGGAGGGTCTGATACGGTCACCCTTTGGTCCAGAACCCAAAGTAACCACTGGTATCAAACCCTTGTTTATGTAGTTCCTCCGTAATGTTTTCGGGTGAATTCCCAAAAACTTTGAAGCCTCTTCAACGGTAATTAACTTTTCCACTAGAATTCATCCGACAACAGATCGTCCACGCTAAATTCTTTCGCAGGCGCAGCTGCTTGCTGTGGTGCTTCGCCTGGCAGCGGCTTATCGTGCTGCTTACCTTTTGGCGGCTTGTTCATTATCGGCCCACGGGCCCCCGTGATGTATGTGTTACCGTTGGAGTCCTTACGGATCTTCAGCCCAAAAAAATGGTAGTACCCGTCAAATTTACCGTGACCCTTAAAGTCATCGTGCCATTCTTCAGTCTTCTCTTTGTTCTTCCAGACAGTAAATCGCTCCGAATCGTCAAATTCCTTTTGCATGATTTCTCCTTTTTTCTACGTGTTCATTAACTTCCTCTAAAAACTTCACCGTCTCTGCCAGTAATGCCTCTATTTTTTCTTCATTGCGCGGGAAGGGGATAACGAAAGTTTGGAACCCTTCCTCAACGCGCGGATCGTGCTGCACGAAGTCACAGTGGGTCGCTCCTGTACACGCCATCTGGCAATGCATCTGCCACTGGTATTCGTCTTTAATAAACTTTTTCCAACGTTCATCGTCTTTTGGCACCTCTTCAAGTTCCAATCTAATCAATTCTGGCTGTGAGGAAATTGAATAGGGACATTTAATTTCGATTAATCGCCCAGGATCGCTCGCCCAAATTCCATCAGGTGAGGCGCATAGATTTTTAATTGCTGGATGATCAATGGCCGCTGGCTCTATGATTAATTCACCCGTGATCCACTCATAGGCATCCCGTGCAATCGGCTCATATTTAGTGCCGTGTGCCATAGCCTCCCTTACAGAAGCGGGGAAGGTCTTTTCTTCGCCAATTCCCAAGACCTCATTAATCTTGGTCGTAAGGTACTCTTCACGCGTTTTCAGGTATTTACCGGCACGACCTGGCATGACCTTGTGGACCTCACTTGCAGTAACCTTGCCGCGTCGGTGGGCAAACCACTCCTCGCTACGCTGCTGCATTGAGGCCGTCCCTTAGCTTATGCTTCACCGCATTTGCGCGGTCCTTATATGTTTGGGGCAATTCCTTAATTGGCTTCGTGCGGACTTTTTTTGACCAGCGCGCCGTCAGGTCTTTATAGGTCTGGCTGCTGTTTAATTCGGTTATAAGTTCAGCCAGGATGATTTCGTAATCCGGGTTAGCTGGCTCGACATAGCGCTCCAGTGCACCGTCTGTGTCGTCCGGGTCTTCCGTAATAATCATGTTCGATAGAATCAGCAGGTTATATCTGCGCAGGTAGGTCTGCGCCGCGCCGACTCTTTGGCTGTCGGTTGGGTCAAAAAGTTGCTGACTGCCAGTTGTTTGCTCTGTTTCATCATCAACGGTTAAGGCTGTCGAAATCCGATAATTAGTGTGCAGGTACTCGCCGGTGACTTCGTTGAAGATATCATCTGTACGTTGCGCGTGTCGCACAGAGACTTCTGGATAGTTCTTTTTCAGGTGTTTCTGGATCTGCTCCAGTGACACATATTTGCTTCTTTGCCCATCAGCTGCTGGTTTAAGTTCATCTCTAGCTAATGCCTTCAAAACGTCCTCTAAGTTTCTTGATCCTTTCTTGCTCATGTTTCCTCCTTGAATATCTGCGTTTGGCCCTCGCGCAGCAACGAGTCCGCTAATCTATCCAGTTGCGGTTCCGTGGCGATCCACTCCGCTCCTGCCCAAAGGTAGAAGATAAGTATAAAAAGTATCGCTTTATATGTCTTGTTAGTAACTTGTGTATACATANTGTATATNTGTCGGGCAAATTTTTTTTAGATGTCTTTCATAGATCCGATAACCACGCCCAGCACTGTCATGTCCTTTTTGACCTTCACGAACTTCACCGGCCAGTCAGGGTTTTGATTTTCGTACACCCCATCGCCCAGATATCTGGCGTAGCCAATCTGACCCGCCTGCTTGAAGCACACCATCTTGCCTGTTTTGGCATCTAGGTCGCGATCAACCACGGCTGTTGAGCCTCCACTCAATTCTGGCGCGTTCGCTTCAGATGAAACGCTGTACGCCCAGGTATTGTCGCTATGTTTGCCAGGCCAAAAAATCTTTCTTAAATTTTTGCCGTTCGTTTTAATTGCTTCTTCCACATCCACACCTACTGCATAGTACACATCACCGGCAAAACCATTCACTTCAGCGGTCACATCATCGAGCAATGCGTCTGCTTCAGCTGCTAATCTTGGTGACCACTCCGCAAGCTGCACTCCCATCAGCTTGCTAAATTGAAGTCCGCGCTTCAAACTTATTGGATTCCTGCCATTCACCATGTGACTGATTTGCGACCTGTCGGTCTGCATTTGTTCAGCCAATTGCGTGTAAGTGAGTGGCTGATGCTTTATCCAAGCTTTCAGCGCGTTGTGTTCCGATTGCCCCATCTTGGTGCCTATTTATGATATAGTCAGCGAGTATATCTGATATATCGCTGCAAATATATAATCGGTACATCAGCTAAAATCTTAACAAAATTATATGACAGGTAAATCGACCAGATCGGTATGTTGTTATTTAATAACGAACATGACAGAAGAAATTCCGACATAACCGGTATTTAATACAAACTGTATGTATACAGACCTAGAAAAACTTAAAGCAGCGTGGCTGCATTATAAAAACCTGCATAAAACGTCGCAAACGGCTGTCTCTGAGGAATTGGGATGGGCCTCAGCGACTCTTGGCCTTTATCTTTCGGGCCGAAGGAAAATAAAAACGCAACACGCAGTTCAACTCGCTAACCTATTTGATGTCCCGGTGACCAGAGTGCTTCCTGATCTTGAACTTTCGGTGGTGCGCGAGGTTAATATTACAGCTACTGCTAGCGGTAATGAACCCATGCAAGATGTCAAGAAAATAAAGCAAACATCTGGTTTAATTGGGATTTTCTGCGACATTCCGATATATATCGACGGCGCTGCCTTAGCAGTTCCCAAAGGCGTTACCCTAATTGTCAGTGAGCATGAAGCGCATTCCTGGGATGAGCGATGGCCGCCTATGGAACCCAAATATTGGGTTGTCCAAAGTAAAAATAAAGTAAAAATGGTCATGTCAGCTACTCGCCCTAAGCGCCGGCGGGGCGAAACCGTGTACCATCTTCAGCAGGCATTATTTATTTGAAAAGCGTTTTGGAGAAAGGATCAAGCGATGCCCTGCAGATTTCCATTTGACCAATAAAGATACAGACTGTATGTTTGGCAAATGAGCGACAAAATTTTCAAAACAAACCTGCGCAAAATTTGCCGTAAACACAAGATCAAAGCGGCTGACATCGTAGCAGGGACAGGGCTGACGGACTCGCAAGTTGGAGAAATTTATAACCCCAACAGCCGAACGCAAGTTTCATTAAACCACGCTTACACCATCATCCGGTTTCTGCGCGAACGGACATCCTCTGTGGTTAACTTAGATTATTTGATGGATGATGAGTATTTTAGGATTTACAGCGAATACACCGACAAAATGCTTGTTCACTTTAAAGAGCGCAGAGCGGCACTAAATTACTACACCATAAACCTGGAGAGGCTGCAGGCCGAGCAGGATGATTTTCTTAAATACTTATCGGACATCCGCGAGGGCTTAAACTTTTAAAAAAATTTGCTCAAGCAAAGTATAAAGAGTATCTTTTCTGTGTATCTTATATCGCAAAGGAATTGCAATGGATCGCAAGTACCCCGACAGCTTCATCAAGCCAGAATCACTAGAAGAGTGGTTAAGGGCAAACAGCCGCACGCACGAGGAGGCGGCTGATCATTTCGGCTTTCAAAAGATAACTATTACAAAATATGCCTCGCACCCGACCCGCGATATCGGCGTCTGGGGCCACAAGGTTTGCGAAACTGAGGAACTAGAAGTTCTAAGTTTGCACGTCAATGGTCGCATGGTCGATTTCCCGCACCCGCTAAAAATCATTGTTACAAAAGAGTTAAAGCCACGCGGGAAGATGGAGCGTGTTTAACGCCGAGCATATAGCGCAGATCATTGGTGGGCGCAGAATCGGCGAGGGCAGGTATCGCGGGAAATGCCCTGTGCACGGCAAAGAACATTTCTACGTGACTGATGGTGCGCAGGGCACGATGATGTATTGCCATGCAGGCTCAACGTTCTCTGAACTTTGTGAGTCTCTGGGTATCAAGCCCACTGACTGCTTCCCAGGCAAATACACGCCGCCGCCGTACAACCCAAGTAACGACATGACCACTTTGACCTTGGCCGTTTCTGATCTCAAGAAAGGGAAGCGTCTAAGCGCGTCTGATATAGATTTTGTAAACAAAGCAAAACGCAGACTCAAAGAAAACAACAATTGGAGAAAGGCAGTTGAGTTTGCAAAAAGTTGTTGAACTAGGCGATCCCATCGCCGTGGCTTTTTATTCTTTCCTCAGTTTGCTTCCTGACGGTCAAGCAGTGAATGCGAAAGAAGTAATGAGCAAATTCAGCATAGGACGCAATCGATTTTATCGTGCCAGAAAGTTGCTGTTGGCACACGAATTGATAGCGGAGGAAAAGCTGCATGATGAAAGTGGAAAACATGCTGGGGTGCGTTACAGCGTTCCATGTGAAACCACAAACCATGATGCCGAAAATGATAACGCGGTAGACTTGGCACGTTCTATGCAATTATATAATTATTATAATAATACTGAACATGTAATACATGATCATGTAATACATGATCATAATAATATTATTAATAATAAAAACACCTCACCGCTTGTTCAAAAATACCCACACGGCTTTGAGCAGGTGTGGACAACCTTCGATGAAACTCTTGGAAGCAAGGGATCGAAGGCGGAAGCCTTCAAAGAATTTAAAAAATTAAAACTAACCGACGCTAACGTGGACCAGCTATGCACGATGATTCTGTCCGAAGTAACCCGCAAGCGAACTGACCGGGAAGCGGGGCAGTGGGTTCCCAACTTTCCGCATGTTTGCCGCGTGTTAAAACGACGAGAGTGGGAGACTTGGGCAGAATCATCACCCTCTGCAACGTCGAGTAACGAGGTGTATCTGTGATCCCCATCGATAGAATTTCTGTTAGTGAATTTGATCAAAAAACGTTGGATGGTGTGTTGGCTGAAAAAACACAGCACCGGGTCCAGTGGCTTGATCGGCACGCAGATAAAATTCTAACTGAGAACACAGAGAACTCAGCACTAATCGGAACTAACCTGCCTTGGGAGAAGTGTGCTGGAAAAGTTGTTCTGCAGGAGGGCTCTGTCTCAACTTGGATAGGAATCGACGGACATAAAAAATCGAGCGTTTTAAATCAGATCGCTGTGTTTGCTGCCAGGAAGCAAGTAGTCGGCATTGCGAGTTTTGAAATGGACGTGAGGGCACTTGGCCAACTGATGGTTAAACAAGCCTACGGCGCGACAGAGC